ATATTATTTACAAGTCTTATTGCTAAAGTGTTCTCTTGTAATATGCCCTTGCCAGTAACACCGTCTAAGCTGTTTCTTGCTAATGTTATAAAATTTTCAGGATAATATTCTTGGCCATTAATTATATATTTAGCAGTTTTAAAAATTGGGTCGCAATTCTTATTTACAGCTACATTTATACTTTCTACATATCTAAGGCTGTTTACAGTATTACCTGTTTTATCTATATATATGTAGCCATTGCCATATAGCAGATAATCTCGTATCAATGCCCTTTTCATTTCATGACTATTAAGTAAATCCCCGGTTTCTTTGTTAAGTATTTTTACTCTCTCGTCATCTAATTCTACAAGATTGCCTTTCTCGCCTTCTGTAGTGTATAACTTATAATTGATATTGCTTACCATATTACTTATTAAGTTTATACTGCTAGCAAGGACTGGAATGCCTAAAGCGACACTCTTGTTTATGCTTCCTCGTGACATTATTATGTTTAATAACTCACTTTCTATTGTTGGCTGGCTTTCTTCAGCTCTTTCTTCTCCTTTATTAAAAAGTTTATCTAATATTCCCATTTTTCTATATCACCTCAGCTATTTTCCCTGCTACTTTTTCTCCTACTCTGTTTAAGTAAGATTCATCTTCACCATAGAAATTTTCAATATTGAACATTATAATCGGCTGTCCTCCCGCATTACGCATTATCTTATTGGTTTGGTCTGCCGGTATAATCTGGCTTCCGTTAGGTAAGTTTACAAGTTCCCCGCCTCTTTCGTTCATTAAAGTTATACCACCGTGCCAGTAATTTGTTCCAAGAGCGTTTACCTCTGGCATCATACCTCTTTGCCGAGGAGTTAAACCATCGCCTTTATTGTTTTCATAAAGACTTGTACCTGTTTGGCTGTTAGATACATTGTCTTTTATTATTCCGTTTTCAATTAATTCTTTCCACTTTTGTATTACTGTTTCTATTTTTTCAATAAATTGCCTTATATATTCTACAACTGGCCCCAGTTTTTCACCTATAAAACCAAAGGCTGTACCTATTGCTTCTAGCACTCCGCCTATAGCAGAACCTAATATCCAACCTAAACCTTGTATAAAAGGAGATAAACAAGTAAGAGCTACCCCGGCTATATCGCCTAGCAAGCCAAAAAAGCTCTTAGCAAAAGGTATTGCCGGTGCTATTGCTTCTTTTGCTTTTTCAAACCCAGTTTTTATAGGTTTTAAGAATATTCCAGCAGTCGTTCCGATTTCTTTTAAACTATCTCTAAACATTTTAGAGTTTTTTATAGCTAATGCTATTGTGGCAACCACAGCAGTAACTATAGCAACTGTTGAGGCTATTCCAGCTAATCCTGCTGTAGCCCCGGTTCCTGCTGCAGCTCCACCTAAAGTAGCTCCCGCTTTTGCTGTAGCTCCACCTAGAGTAGTAGCTCCGACAGCTGTAGTTGTTGCCATTCCGGCCTCTCCAGCAGCTGCACTTTTTAATGCTCCTTTACCTATTTTTTTAAAGAAGCTTCCACCTTCGTACATTTCGTTTTTTGGAGTAGAAACAGAATATATAGGGATTCCCTTATAATTTAACGCTTCGCTACCCATAGATGATACTGTTTTGCTTGTGCCTCTTTCAGCTTCTGCCAAAGTTGTTTTTAGGCCAACACCTCTTATGTTTCCGTTAGGTGTTATATTACCTACTTTATTACTTAAACCATATGTGGCTCCTGTTCCAACTTCTGAAATTGTGTTAGCTGCAATCCAACCGGCAGGATTGCTTTTAGCAGCAATGGCACTAGCAGCCTCGCTTTGTTTGCTTATTCCTTTAGTAAGGTTTTGCAACATTAATCCAGTTTCAACAGCACTTGTACCAAGTCTAAAAGCTCCCATTCCGGCATATGCTATACCAACAGCTGTAGCAATTTGTTTCCAATGCTCCAATATCCATTCTAAATTAGGCTTCCATTCTTCGATTTTTTGACCTATTCTCTGTATTATCTGTTCGCCATTCTCTAGTACTGGGGGTAGTTTTTCTTGTATTACATTCAAAATTTCAGGTAATGATTCTGATATTTTGCTTAAATATTTGGCAGCATAAGGGGCTATTATTTCACCTACATCAGCCTTAAAGTTTGTCCAATCACTGCTCCAGACCTGTTTTACACCGCCCCAGCCTTGGTTTACGGCACTTATGTAACTATCAGCTGTATATTTCTTTTCTTCGGCGTCCTTTATTGCTTTTTGTATTTTGTCATAAGCAGTGCCTTCCTCGTCTACAATTTCTGTAAATCCTGCAATTAATGTCTCAAGCTGTGACCTGTACCTTCCGCCAATTTTAGACATTATACTGTTTCTTTTTTCTGGACTTAAATCATGTATCTTGTCGGCCATTTCTTTAAATAATGGTAATGCCTGCTTCATCTTACCGGTACTATCGTATAGACTTAAACCTAATTCTTGCAACCCTTTATAAGCTTCGCCTGAACCCTTAACCAATCTGGAATACTGACTGTTAAGAAATGTACCAGCTTCTGAACCTTTTAAACCAGCACTAGCCATAATACCAATAAGGGAGGCTGTTTCTTTGTAATCTACACCTAACGAACTCATACCTGCACCAGATTTAATTAAAGCTTCATTAAGTTGTAGCATATTTGTGTTAGATGATGACTGTACAGCAGTACATACATCAATATATTCTGCTGTTTTTTCTGTACTTAAACCTAAAGCGGTCATACTGTCTGTTACAGCATCAAGTGTTTCTTTAACATCAGTACCATTTATTTTCGCAGCTTTAAGCATAGAAGGTAAACTGTTCTGAACCTTTTTGTCAGTTACATCCATACCAGCAAGAGCCATATAATATAAGCCGTTGGCAGCGTCTGTATATGTTGTACCTTTTACCTCTTTAGCGGCATCTTTTGCTACTTGTGTAAGCTCTTTAAATGATTTTTTTCCTTTTTCTGTTAATGTGTCTATACCTTTTACTGCTGCTACATTATTCATAGCATTGTTAAATTCTTCATAAGCACTTAAACAGCTTTTGCTTGCCATAATCGCTGCTGCCCCTACAGCTGTAGTTGTGCCAACAACAGCCTTGTTTACTGTGTCCATTACTCTTTTAAATTTAGAGCTTGTCACTTTAGCAAGTTCCAAATCTCTTTTAAATTTTAAAGTTTCATAACTTGCCTTGCTCATTTTAGCCGTAAATCGGTCTTGCAAGCTAAGTACAACATTTATATTCTTTGCCATTTTTTCACCTTCTTTAGTTGCTTAACTATACGAAATAAAATCCCAATTATTTAGCTGGTCTTGCTCTAGTAGATACATTGCATTAATCAGGCTTGCTATCATATCAATTTTGCCTGTCGATTTTTTCTTGTTTATATATTTATTTAAGTTATTGTCCTCAATACACTTTGCATTTTCAAAGTTTATTTCTAGCAGCCGATTAGGATTGTAAAAAAATTCTTTTTTTAATATCTTTTCTTTCAGCAATTTTGTTGGGCTATGTAATACGCTTGAATGCTGTTTTACTTCTACGCATTCATATCCGGCATTTTCTAACTTCTGTACTGTAGACAATGCGTTGTATCTGTCATAACCTATTTGTACGATTTCAGCTTCTAGCTCATCTTCTAGGCCAAGAATATATCTTTCTACTTCTGCGTAATCAATAACACTATCTCCACAAGCTATACACTCACCAACTTTAATTCTTTCCTTGTAATCGAGCTTTTCTCTGTTGCTTTTTATTTGTATTCGCTCCGCAGGGATAAAACACATTCCTCCATAGTACACAATATTGCCTGCTATTGTTGTATATGCTACAGCTGTATTATCATCTGTCTGTGATAAATCCAAACCTACATATATTTTTTTACCCTTCCAGAATTCTTTATCAATTTTCTTTTTGCATTTCTTAACAGCTTCTACATCTATATAACCTTCTGTGCCTAAGCCCTTATACAATATATTGTTGTGCTTACAAAGATAATTTTCTCTCTTATCTTCGTAGAGAATAGCCATTTCTCTCTTTTTCTTTAGCTCTGTAAATATTGTTTCGTTACTTATAGCAACAGGGTTACTTTGTAATATGCAAAGGTCATTTGTTTCCCACTCTTTGCGAATTTCTTCGTCAGGTTCATATAATAACGCAAAGTATCTTTTGTCTTTAGTAAGCCCATCAAGTACCCTTTTACCATAGTCAATTTCCTGCACCATAACATTCTTGTCGTTAGGATATTGTGTAGAGATTATTATGCCTAGCTTGTTTTTTATTGTTATCTGAGAGCTTCGCATTGCTTCAACAGGATAGTTATCCATTGCCCCTGCTTCGTCAGCTAAAAATACATTAGCTAGCTTGCCGTCCATCTTGTCGTTGGAATAGGCTAAAGGTTGATATGTTATATCGTTTAAAAGGCAGTCAATTTCATCTCGTTTTATCTTAAAATACTTTTCTAATGCAGGGCTGCACTTTATTATTTTGCGTATGGCCAATCTTAACTCGCTAGACAGCTTGTAATCTGGGGCTACAGAGAAAAAACGGCTAAAAGGCTTTTCGAATATCATACTTATTACAAATATAATTGCACTGTTAAATGTTTTAAAATTCTTTCTACATATTTCTAACAATACTGTTTCGTAGTATCTGCTATTGTCATTTTTTGTGTATGTACAGAATGTAGCAACGACTATAAACCAGGCATAATCTTCCATGCCTTCGTATATAGTAACGCCTAAATCGGGGTGCATTAGTAGTTTTAAGGTCCGGCATATTATGTTAAAGGCTTTTTCGCTTACATAAGCCTCTTTGTCCTTACCATCTGCTATTTTTAGCCACGATTTAGCTTGCTTGCGAACATAGCAAGGCACTTTTTTATTACTTTTTTTGCTTGCCCATTTGCAATAAGCATATGCCTTGCTGTCCTTTACTTCCATTTATTTATTCCTCCTGTACACTTGCGTAGCTATATTGTTCTCCTAGTAAGAATAGACTGTTGTTGTCATTTGCAAATTGTACGGAAAAAATTCTTCCTATATCTTTTTCATCTAGCCCACTTAGGTCTATATTGCTTACAAAGTTAGTAAATTTAAGTTCGCAACCGTTGTGTATTACTTTCAATTTAATTGGATTTATACTAATCAGTTCTGCTGTAGTAGTTCCTATATACTTAGGATTTTTGTACTTCTTCATTGCTTTTCTTAGCTTGTCATATCCGCTCATTTTATCACCCCATTCTTTCGTTCAGTTCTGCTACTAATGCCTCTAATGGCTCCTTTTCCTTTTTAGCTGTTGCCACATTGGCCAGTTTTGCTCGTGCCTGTGGGCTTAAACACATTTCATTACAAAATCTAAAAAAGTCGCGTACATAACTGTTTTTAGCACTTATAAAATCCTTGTCAAATACAAGTCCTGCTTCTGTGTTAGCTTTTTTCTCTAAGCTTTGTAACCTATCTATTGTTATTGCTCCTTGGCTTAATATCCATACATCGTTCATGGCCAACATTTGACTGTCTTCTAAACAACCTATTATGTTGTTGTATATATCTTTTTGTGATTTTGTTAGCCACTCTGGAGCTGGGGGAATACCCTTTTTGCTTAATTGTTCTTCTAGTCTGTTTCTTTCGTCTAATTCCCCTTTGGTTTGGCTGTAGTTGCTCAAAGTTTTTACGCTTTTGCAAGGTCTAGCCATAATCTCACTCCTTTGTTATTAAAAAACAGAGGCAGAAAACGCCCTGCCTCTGCTACTATTAGATTGATATTGTACTTAATGGCGTTGGAATAGCACACTTAAACGGTAAACTTTGTGACAACACACCTTTTTTAAGTTCTATAGGGGTAACTTCTGTAAATACTACTTCCTCTACAGAATAACTTTCTGTAGCATTAGTATTCATGTTTGTTAACTTAGTTACTATTGTGTGCATTGGCATATTACCAGTCTTAAATCCTTCAAGTGTCTGTACATTAATGTCAGAATTTACTCTTGTGATTTCTAATGTACCCTCACATTTACAGCCTGTATATGCGTAATCGGTCTGAAAACTGCCACAGCTTTCTATGTCTTCAAAATCGCCAGTCACTTTAATATTAATAGTTTTTATGTATGCTATAAGTATGCCGTCGAGATAGATTTTACCGCCAGTTCCTACTAATGCTAGTTTAGATAAACTCATTTTTCCACCTCTATTCTAATGTAATGTACATGGTCATATCTTCCATGCTTTGGCAAGGCTTAATGTTAGCTTTCAAGAACACTTTTCGTCCATAACTCATTAACTTTACCTTACCGTCATCCCAATCTTCAGCTTCTGCTTTACCCTTGGCTATCCACGCATTTCGCTGACTATCTACGTCTACATCACATACATTAGAAAAGTTAGGGTCAAGAATTTCATCATCAGCTTGTCCAGCAAAGTAACTGTTTATAGCGGCTATAAACACAAGCTGTCTGTCGTAGTTATTCTTATATGCACCACGATAATTGTTAATAAATACATCTCTTATATCCTTGGCATTCATATCCATAATTTGTATAAATTCGATGTGCTGCATATCTTCTGTTACATTGTTTCCTGTTTCTGCTGTGTTCACGCCTGCCACAACTCTTGCTTTGCCGCTCTGCATTTCTGCATACACATAGCCGTTACTTGTAAGGTCATCATAGCCATCAGTCGAACTATCGTTTACAACCTTTTCAATCAGCGGGAGAGTATAATTTGTAATGCTTCTGTTTACTCCACAGGTTGCAATTACTCCAGCATATAGTCCTAACACTTCGTAGTTAGATAACTTTTCGCTTGCAATAGAACCGTAATATGTAGCATATTCGTCTTCAGCCACATTAATAATATGTGTATCGTGTAGATTTAAGCTCTTGTTACGGAATATACCAGTAATACCATAACCTTTAGCCTTATTAGTTTCGACAATGCTATTTGCAATAGCAGTATCAGTATCGGTACTTTCATCTATTGCAACTACAATAAAGTTTGTTTCACCTCTGGCAATCAGCATTTCTTTTGTTTCTTTAAAAGAATAATTGCTAATATATACCTGTGCCGGAGCTGCACCGAAGCAATACTGTACAGCTCTATATGCCTTTTCGCCACTTGCTGCACTTGCATACTTTAAAAATTCGGACTTGTCAATGTCATCAACTTCTGTTGCTGCACAAAGATACTTATTTTGGCTTTTTATATTATAGCCTTCTATCATAAGCACAACAGGAATGTTGCCACTTCTTTCAATCAGCGTATTTGCAAGCTGATTAAATATAATACTTATGCTTGGTCTTTCTGCCATTATTTAGTCACCTCCTGCTTTGTAGTCTTTAGTGCTTTAGCCCTTTGGCTCTTTGATTTTTCAGTCGGTTCTATGTATACACCTTTTTCGCCTTTTCTCTTTTGCTTTTTTTCTTTGCCATAACTTATCATTTTTTCACCTCTTTATATCTCAAATACCATTCCTAATTCTTCCATAACCTCATCATCGGCTTCCGTATCAACATAAGTGTCTATACTCGTATGGAGATATACAATAAGTGCGTCACCTTCGTCTTTAAATTCTAGGTCGTCAAGCTCTATAAATATTCCGTTTTCTAGTTCCACGCACCCTAGCAATAATTCTTCAAAAGCTTCTTCCATTTCGTATGTTTCTATATAATGCTTGTACATATCACTTGTGTAATAAATAACCATAATGTCATAGTCTGTGATTCGCACATTTCCATTCATTCTGTGTGGTGTTGGCTTTATGTATATTTTTAGGCCAGGTCTGCTTTTAGGTTCTAATAAATCGCTTGCCATTAACGGAATATCCTTACGACCTATTGCTGCATAGATTGCTCTGTGGATTTCTTTTATCATTTTTATCCACCTCGCTATACTAAATTTTCTCTGTACATGTCAAGAGTACTTGCGACAAGCTGATTTATATAATTTTTATCTACAACATATTGTCTATTGTCGTGCATATCTGTTATTATTGCCAACATAGGATGGACTAGGTCCGGGAGCTTCTCTAGTCGCTCCCTTGTTAGTCCTGTGTAGTTTTCAATATAACTCACTGCTCTATGCCAGTACTTCTTTGCGTCCTCTTTTGTCAACGATTCATCTCTTAGATACTCTATTATTTCATCGACCATTTCGTCCGAATAAATGTTCGCAACAAAAGTATCGTCGTATTCTGACATATTATCACCTACTTATTTCACTGAAGCTTTTGTGTTTTTAGAACTTGTATTTATTGTTGTAGCCTTAATCTTTTTAACTTTCTGTGGCTCAATCAACTTAGCGTCCATTTCTAGCCATACCATTACGCCTACAGCGTGTTCTTCTGCATACTTTTCTTTGTACACATTTACACTTGGGCTTTCAGCAATCTTAACAAATAAGCCGGAGTAATCGCCGTATAATACTTCGCCATCTTCAAGCTGGTCAGATAATTCTACAGGCTTTCCTAAGAGTGTGTATCCATTGGCCACACCTTTTACATAATCAGTTACAACGAGATAATTGTCCTGTCCGTCTTTCAACTTTCTGATAAAGTTCTTTGTCTTGGAGTTCATAATAAATTTGGCATTTTTCTGAAATACTGTCTTTACACTATCCTGCAAGTCAATAAGACTATCAGCTGTCAACTCAGTTGATACAACTTCTACCTTAGACAAACCTTCAATTTTGCTGTCTGTACCCTTTAACAATTCTTTTTCAATCCAATTTGCAATAGTGTCAGCCATTTTTCCACATACATATGTGAATAAATCAACCTGACTGTTATTAATTAAGCTGATTGATACTTTTGTTAATGATGCTGCTAAAAAGCCTGTCATGCTTACACTTGTAAACTTACCGCTTGTAGATGTAAGTTTACCGAATTCATCGGCGTAGGCCATTGTAATCTGCTGTTCACTCTCATCATATTTAGGAAATGTAAGAGTACCTCCTGCTACAAACTTAGTAGCATAACTCCAAATATTGCAACGCTCCTTTACTTCTTCTAAGATGTAATTAGCTACACTCGTAGGAATTACTGCACCGTTATCCCCTACAGTCCAATTTACATCGCTTCTTACTTCTTCTGTCAATTCAAGGCCTTTTATAAAATCACAGAAAGCTCGCTTTTCATTTTCAAATTTGTCTTTCTGTTCCTTTTTTTCAGGGTCATTCTTAATAGAATTGTCGTAAGCTTCTTCAGCTTTCTTTATTGTGTCTGCCAATCCTCTTATTTCTTCAGCAAGTCTGTCATATTCCTGCGTTTCTTCTTCTGTAAAGGCTCTTGTTTCGTTAGCAGCCTTGTCACTAAGAGCTGTCATTTCTTCTACAAGTTCGTTTTTCTTTTCTCTTAATGCCTTTAAGTTCTTGTACATCTTTTTACATCTCCTTTATCAATTTAATTTCGCGTTTTCTTTTTTCATATTCAGCTTTGTAATCTTTATTAGAACGAGAATCTTCAACCTCTATAGCTTCTGAACAATAACGATATTCGTTTTCAATCATTTCTTCGCCTCTTACCTCTACACTTGTAGAGCTGTAGGCAGGTTTCTTGTTTATCAATAAACTTATTTCATTAAGCTTTATTTTCTCGAGAACTCTTTCTTCCGTTCCTTCTCCTCTAAACTCGTCCTTTATAGCTACAAACCCAAAGCTCCAACCTTTAGCCCCTTTACTTGCAAGCTCATTTACTGTAGCTTCATCGCTCACAACAGCCTTAGCATACAAGCCAATGTTGTCTTCCCTTAGTTCTAGTGTTGTGCTTGTGTCTGCAACTTTTCTGTCCCACCTATGGTCAATTAGCATTGGTATAGCTCGATTTTCATTCTTAGCTTCTGATATAGCTTCATTAAACGTTCCACTCTGCACTTTCTCAACAAAAGTTTTCCCTTTTCCCTTTAAAGGCTTTGAAAACCTCTCTACAGCATTTACATACCCACTAACGACGGCTTCTCCACTGCTTCTGATTTCTACCTTCATTCACTTTCCCTCCTTTCCTACATCATGGCCATAAATGGATTTATCTCCATCAGATTATTTAATCTTTCTATTTCCGCTTCCATTACAGCATAGTAAAATTTTTTCTCTAAACCTGTGGCCTTCAATATTTTTTCAGGCTTGAAGCCTTTCAATGCCCAAAACGCAACAAGGGACACCTCTCCGTCTTGGGTAATTAGTTTTTTAAATCTTCAATAGTTGTTTCCTCAACAACTGCCTTTAATCTATTCGCCATTTCTGTTCTGTCTGCAAGACTAAATATCTTGCCAACAACAGCCTCTGGATTTGCTGTACATTCAAATGTTTCAAGTACTTCCTTGGAGTGAAGGTCCGGCATAGCAGCATAAATCAATGTATCGTTAAGCTCTTTCATAGGAGTTTCTGGGTCTGTATTTTCAAATATTTCCATTAACTTATTTTCACTTAATTTATTTAATACAATTACATCGCCGTCTGAATTCTTGTATTCAATAGTACCTGTTTCCCTCTTATCCTTTAACGCCTTAAGTCTTAAAAACATATCAAGGATATTTCTCTTTTCTGCCATTTTTTGTTCCTCCTTTTGTATTATAAATGGTGTTTTTTATTTTATCACTTTATATTGATTTTATTTGTGTTTTATTGTGTTACATTGTGTTTTATTGTGCTTTTTAACTTTTTTAGGCATAAAAAAAGACAGCCTATAAGCTTTGTAATTCGCTTATTAGCTGTCTTTTTTCACTTGCCTGTAATTTGCTGTTATAAAAATGAAGCTTTTTTTAAT